ATAGATGCCTGAATTAAAACCCTGCCCGTTCTGCGGCGGTGAAGTCGAAGAACGTGGGGGTTCTTGCAATTACGGGAAACACACTATAACGCTTGACATTAAATGTGGAGAGTGCGGGACAATTTTCAAGTTCAAAAGCAACTGGAAACTTAATCCGATTCCGGAAGCTCTCGAAGCATGGAACAGGAGAACAAGCAATGACGGAGGAGCGGGAGCGTGACGCGCCCGCCCTCCAAGGAAGCACAAAGTAGATTGTAAGGTGCTGCCGCGGACCGACAGCACCTTAGAGCCCACTTTGAGGCGGAGGATATTGAAAAAGCAGACGCGCGCGCACGCGCGTTTGCGAGCTCGGTAAGAGCCTAAGTAATCCGCCATTCTTTATTTAGATAAAAAGGAGCGCACCATGAAGGACGGATACTGGGTAGTCAGAACATACGAAGCCGGGCAGGTCGGCGAGAAGACGAAGTACTTCGTTCTCGGTGATCGCACCCGGCGTAACAGACGCAAAGAAGAATCCAGCATCAAGAAGCAGGAGCAGAATGAATACTCCACAAAGAAGCGTCTCGCCCGCCTCATCAATGCGAACTTCACACACGGAGATATCCTTCTTGGTCTCGACTACTCCGATGCATCATACAAGAAGCTCGAACGCTCCGCCCGGAAAGCTGCCCCGGATTATGACAGCCTGCCCGAAGAGGATCAGCTGCGCTGCATCCGTGAAGCTGCTGCCCAGGAGATGGTGAACTATCTCCGCCGGGTGAAGCGCGCCCTCGAAAAGGAAGGCCGTGCCGATGAGCTCAAGTACATAGCGATCACATCCGACATGGACGGCGACACAAAGGAGACCGTGCGCGTTCATCATCACCTGATAGTCCCAGCCTCATGCGAGCACATCGTCCGCATGAAGTGGGGACACGGCGGCACGTACTGCAAGCCCCTGAGCAAGCAGGAGGATTATATGCCGATAGCAGAGTACCTGATAGCTCAGGTGCGCGGGACGCTCAACGCAAAGAAGTTCGTATCGTCCCGCAATCTCATCCGCCCGCAGCCGAAAGACCGCGTAGCCGTGAGCGACGCCGAGATCAGAGTGCCCCGCAACTGCAAGCTCATTCAGCGCGCAGAGTATAAGCGCGGCGCACCTCAGTACATCCGTTACATCCTGCCGGAGAAGAAAGCAGCAGACATAAGCAGCAGCGACGGAGAGCCCGCCGCAGAAAGGAGCGAGACATGAAGAACAAAAGCAACATGGTTTATGATCGACTTTGCACAGATTGCTACCGGAAGCTGGAGACGCTGTTCACCCTGCACGATATTCCGCCCATCCGCCAGCGCGGGGGCTGGGGCGCGTGCGGCATCTGTGGTTTCCGCGGGGAGCTGACGGAGATCGAGTACGACAGAGTGAAAGACAAGCGGTCGCCGGAAGAGCGGGCGCGGCTGCGCGCGGAGCTGAACGCTCCGCCGAAGACCCGCGAGGAGATCAGGCGGAAAGAAGAACCGGCGCCGGCACCGAAGGACTACGGCTTCACGCGACAGACCTTCCTCGACCTCGCCGCGCTGGACAAGCTTTGACGGGAGGCCGGGGAGATGATGGCAGACGGGATAATTATATTCACGCACAGGCTTGAGCTTGTGCGCCGCTGCACTGCGCAGGGGGTGAGCACATGAGCGGCAGCAGGTACAAGGAGAACTGGCGGGCGGCTGATGTGCAGTGCCCGTTCTTCCTCGGGGAATCCGCCAAGGGCAAGGAGATAGTGTGCGAGGGATTCACCAGCGGAATGAAGGTGAAGATGCACTTCTCATCGGCGGCAGCGAAGAACAAACACATGGGGCACTGCTGCGTCGGCCCGTATAAAAACTGCCCGATCTATCAAAGCACGATGGGAAAATACAACCAAGCGTCCGGAAAATAAACCGGGCGCTTTTAATTTTCCTACAAAAAGTGCCGTAGAGAAATACGAGCGGCCTTGTTTATACTTAATGCGAGGAGGTGGAAAGCATGGCGGACTGGATCAGAATCAGGAATGAATACATCACCGGGGACATGGGGCTGCGAACACTGGCAGCAGCGCGCGGGGTATCTTTTAACACGATGAAAGACAAAGCCAAGCGCGAGGGCTGGAGCGCATCACGCGCAGAGTACAGGCAGAGCCTGGGAATAGCGGTCGTCACTGTAACCCCACAACACCACACCACGGACGCCACGCCACAGGCCGGGAGAGAGGTTTCACATAAAGAGGACGCGCGACCCATTGGATATGTCCCGACGGACGCCACGATCACGCGCGCGAGCCGGGTATTCTCTGCGGCCGATCAGTTGCTTGCGAGGATAGACGAGATGTCGCGGAACAGACCGGATGCGAAAGAGGTGAAGCTGCTTGCGGATGCACTCAAGGACGTTAAGGAAATACACATGATACGGGATGAACTGGACCGTCAGGCGGCGGAACTGCGCAACCGAAAGCTTGAGCGGGAGGTCGCAGAGGCAGACGGCAGCGGAAAGAATCAGCTGACTGTCGGCATCAGCAACATGGAGCTGGCGGAATAATGCAAGACTTAGTTATAACAAAGCCGAGCGATAAGCAGATGCTGTTCCTGCTCGACCGGCACAAGTACATAGCCTACGGCGGGGCGCGAGGCGGCGGGAAGAGCTGGGCAGTGCGCGTCAAGGCGGCGCTGCTGTGCCTGCGGTATGCGGGGATAAGGGTAATGATCGTCCGAAGAACATACCCGGAGCTGCGCGAGAACCACATCAAGCCGCTGTGTGAAATGCTCCGCTGTTACCACCCGGACAAGACAGAGCGCATAGCAAGCTACAACGACCAGAAGAAAACCATCACATTACGCAACGGCAGCGAGATACTGTTCCGGTACTGCGACAATGAGAAGGACGCGCTGCGCTTCCAGGGTACTGAGGTCGACGTGCTGTTTGTGGATGAGGCAACGCAGCAGACGGAAGAGTGCATGGATAAGCTCAAGGCTTGTGTGCGCGGCGTCAATGATTTCCCGAAACGCATCTACTACACCTGCAACCCCGGCGGCGTCGGGCACGAATGGGTCAAGCGTCTGTTCATCGACAGGCGCTACAAGGACGAAGAGAACCCGGAAGAATACAGCTTCATACAGGCGCTGCCCACGGACAACTATGCACTGATGGAGAAAGACCCCGGATATCTCAATACACTGGACGCACTGCCGCCGAAGCTGCGCAGAGCGTGGCGGTACGGAGAGTGGGACATATTCGAGGGAATGTTCTTCGACGACTTCCGTACGGAGCCGGACATGGCCACTGCAAAGGAACACGGCTGCGAGCTGACGCCGGACGAACTGAGAGAGCAGCACAGATGGACGCACGTTATACCGGCGTTCGACCTCAACGCAGGCAACAGCCGCGGGTGGAACATCGTGCGCTCATACGACTTCGGCTACGGTAAGCCCTTCTCCTGCGCATGGTGGGCGGTGGATTACGATGGGGTGATATACCGCATACTCGAATTATACGGCGGCACAGATACACCGAACGAGGGGCTGCGCTGGACACCAGATCAGCAATTCGCAGAGATAGCACGCATAGAGCGGGAGCATCCATGGCTCAAGGGCAAGCGCATAGACGGCGTGGCAGACCCAAGCATATGGGATGCGAGCCGGGGCGAGAGCGTGGCAGAGACGGCAGCAAAGTACAGGATATACTTCTCACCCGGCGACAATGAACGGGTGGCAGGATGGATGCAGTGCCATTACAGATTGCAGTTCGACGAAGAGGGATACAGCCGCATGTATGTGTTCGAGAACTGCAAGGCGTTCATACGCACGGTACCGCTGATGATGTTCTCGAAGCACAGACCGGAGGACTTGGACACGACACTTGAGGATCACGTATGCGATGAGTGGAGATACATGTGCATGTCACGCCCGGTCAAACCGATCAGGAAGATAGACAAGCAGACGCACTTCATAGATCCGCTGAACCAGTTCAGCAAGAGATAACAGGAGGTAATTATGGACGAAAAGAAAATAGACACCGGCATATCGAGCGGGCTGCCGGTGGATGGCGAGAGACTGCGGAAGTTTACAGTCGAGCTTCAGAAGTACAAGGCAGGCAAAGCAAGCGTCGAGAGCAGAGCAATCGCCGCGGAAAACTGGTGGAAGCTGCGCAACCAAGCAGAAATCAAAAAGCAGATGCAGGGACTGACAGGCTTTGAAGCCAAGAGCGGGTGGCTGCACAATGTCATAGTCGCCAAGCACGCCGACGCGACCGAGGCATTCCCTGAACCGAACATACTGGCAAGAGAGCCGGGCGATGTGGAGGAAGCGGGGATGCTGTCAAAGATAATCCCTGTCGTGCTGGAGACGAACAAGTTCGAGGAAGTCTACTCGGACAACCAGTGGCAGAAGCTCAAGACCGGCACGGGAATCTACAAGGTGTACTGGGATGCAGACAAGCTCAACGGGCTGGGCGACATAGCGATAAAGCGCGTGAACATTCTGAACATCTTCTGGGAGCCGGGAGTGACTGACATACAGGACAGCAAGTATGTGTTCCATACTGCGCTGGTGGACAAGGACACGCTGGAGAGCATGTATCCGCAGCTCAAGGACAAGCTCAAGACCACGGCCTTCACACCCGCAAAGTTCCAGACAGACGACGCGGTGACGACAGAGAACAAGGCCGTAGTCATTGACGTGTATTATAAGACGTTCGAGGACGGAAAGACGGTGCTGCATTACTGCAAGTATGTGGGCGACGAGGTGCTTTACAGCACCGAGAACGAGGAGGCTATGCAGAACAGCGCGGCGGCGATGGAAACGGCAGCGATGATGCAGCAGCCGGCGCGGACACAGCCTGTGCCGGATGAACCCGTGCCGAACCAGCAGTACACGGGAGAGATCGCAACTGTCGGGGGCATGACGCGCCAGAAGATGCAAACCGAACCCGGAGCGGGAGACATACCGGCAGGGATAGAAGCAGCAGGCGGCACGACGCTTGGGATGATGCCGCCCATGCCCGGAGCGGGAGCGATGCCCACGCCGCAGCAGCCGGTGCACCATGGACTCTACGACCACGGGCTTTACCCGTTTGTGTTCGATACGCTGTTTCCAATCGAGGGCAGCCCGTGCGGCTACGGCTTTATAGACCTGTGCCAGAACAGCCAGATGCAGATAGACATAATGCAGACGGCGTTCCTGAAGAACACGATGGTCGGAGCAATGCCGAGGTACTTCCAGAGAATGGACGGAGCCATAAACGAGGAGGAGTTCCTGAACCTCGACAATCCCGTTGTACACGTGAACGGTAACCTCGGGGAGGACAGCATCAGACCCATAGATTACAGAGCCTTGAGCGGGAACTATCTGGACATGCGCACCAGCATGATAAACGAACTGCGCGAAACCAGCGGCAACACCGAGGCGAGCAACGGCGTTATATCCTCCGGCGTCACAGCGGCGTCGGCTATCGCAGCATTGCAGGAGGCGAGCGGCAAGGGCAGCCGTGACAGCAGCAGGTCAAGCTACCGCGCGTACAGCCGCATAGTGAACCTCTGCATTGAGCTTATCCGGCAGTTCTATGATATGCCTCGGCAGTTCAGGATAACCGGCAAGCTCGGTGCGGAGACCTTTGTGCGATACAGCAATGAGAATATCAAGATGCAGATGGAGCAGAGCGGGAACATCATGTATGCCCGCCTGCCTGAGTTCGACATCAAGGTCAGCCCGGCGAAGCGCAGCAGCTACAGCAGGATAACTCAGAATGAAATGGCCTTGCAGTTCTATAGGCTTGGTTTCTTCAACCCGGACATGACAGATCAGGCGCTGGCTTGCTGCTACATGATGGACTTCGACAACAAGGACACTGTAATGCAGATGATAAATTACAACGGCACCATGCGGCAGGAGCTGGCGCAGCTCCAGCAGTACGCGCTGGCACTGACGGCAAAGTACGAGCCGGACAAGGTGGAGGGGCTGGCCGCTGCATTCAACGGCGGACAGGCACCAAAGCCAAGCGGGAGCAGCGAGGACGTGAAGCTTCAGCCCGACACGGAAGAGGACAGCAGAGTGCAGAACACCAGAGCTAAGATCCAGAGCTATTCACAGCCGGAGGGATGAGCCATGATACGAGTAAGCTATGACACAGGCAACCACTGCATGACGATGGACGGCCATGCGGGAGCGGGAGAGTACGGGCACGACATTGTATGCGCCGCTGCGTCTATACTGATGCATACGCTTGAGGCTACGGTGATGGATAACCAGACGGTATTACAGCCGTCAGTCAGCAAACGCAAGGGCTATGCACGGATACAGTGCGAGCCGACGAAGAGGAACAAGCGCAGATGCGAGGACATATACCGAACGATCTTCCGGGGCTATGAGCTGCTGGCACAGCAGTACCCGGAGCACGTGACGGCGTACACGATATGAGGAGGGAGAAGCAATGCTGACAGGAAGCAGTGAAGAGAAAAAGCGGCAGACGAAGGAGACCACGCCGACTGAGGAAGTGACCAGTGCCGCACAGACTACGCAGCAGGAGACAACCGCACCAAAGCAGGACACGTCTGCACCCAAGGAGAATGTGACCACGGCGCAGAGCACGGGCACGGCGGAGAAGTCATACACCGAGACCATGGAGACGCTGAAGAAGGCAGAGACCACAGCACCTACATACTCGGGCTCGTATGACCAAGAGATCAAAGACCTTTACGAAAAGATCACAAACCGCGAGCCGTTCAAATATGACTATGCATCCGATCCTCTGTATGGGCAGTACTCGGAGAAGTACCAGCAGCTCGGCAGGCAGGCGATGAAGGACAGCATGGGGCAGACTGCCGCACTGACCGGCGGCTATGGCAACAGCTACGGAAGCGCCGTGGGACAGCAGCAGTATGACGCATACCTTCAGCGGCTCAATGATGTGCTGCCCGAACTGTACGGGCAGGCATACAACCAGTACAACGCCGAGGGCGACAGGCTCAAGGAGCAGTACAGTCTCGCGGCCAACCTGCGAGACACGGAGTACAACCAGTACCGCGACAAGCTCGGCGACTACCAGTACAATCAGACATGGGACGCGCAGCAGAAGCAGCAGAAAGCGGACGACCTTGCGAAGTACGGAGACTTCACAGGCTACGAGGAGATGTACGGCAAGGACGTTGCGGACCGTATGAGGAACACATGGGCGGCGGCAAACCCTGGGGCTGCATACATCAACGGGGTAATCACCGCAGATCAGTATTACACACTGACAGGCTCTTACCCGCCCGGCTATACACCGGAAGGCAGCGGCGGCGGAGGCGGTAGCTACAGCGGCGGAGGCGGCTACAGCGGAAGCGACAAAGGCAGCAGCAGCGGGAAGTGGACGCTGGACCAAGCGATCAGCGCAGCGGCCAAGGATTCAAGCTGGGTCGCGAGAGACAGCGGCGACGCATGGAAAGCGTCTGGGGATCTGGTAAACTCCGGCGCAGACCTCGGCGGTATGACACCATCACAGGCACGGCAGTACGTATACGATCAGCTCTATAAGTAAACGGAGGTGCACCAATGGGAAGAGAACAGTTACTCAACCAGATAGCTTCAGGCAGCGGAAGCCCGTCAAGAAGCTCGACCACAAAGACAACATCCAACAGTGACAGCAAAGCAGCCGGCAGAGACCGGCTGCTTAAACAGATAGGCGGATACGGAAGCAAGACTGCACTGGATGAAGATAAGTACAGCGAGTTTGAGAACCTGTACAATCAGTATGAATCTGATGTGAGCGGGATCTACGACAGCTACAATGCAAGGACGGAGGACACCGGCTACAAGGCAGACGCGCAGGATTTCTATGATAAGACCATGGCCGCGACGACGGCAGCGAAGACCAGCGGTAGTGCCCTGACTGATTGGCTCAAGGAGAACCGCGGAAGCTTCAGCTACGAGGATTACACCGAACTGCTTGATGCCGTCAAACAGAATGACACGGGACTATCGAAAATTCTTGACGCCACAAAAAACGATGTAGATTTCTACGGACAGTTCAAGGACGCGGACGATTACGATTTCTGGACGGGATACCAGGACGCAATTAAAAAGTATGAGCAGCCTGCGGCACAGTCGATGGTGGCATACAACGAGGACGGCAGCTTCAACGCTTGGCAGACGATGCTCAATGCAGTTCAGGGCGGAAAGGATCTGCTGAAAGAAACAAAGGCCAAAGAAACCGGCGAACGTTTTGACGCTGATCTCAAAGGCGAGACACGCACAGACGCTCTTGGTATTCGCCGTGACGTAATGAAAGACTACAAGGCAGCAGGCGGAAAGACGGTGAAGATCGGGGGCAAGGACGTTGCCCTCGATGCGGCGCTTTATAAGCAGCTGGAAGACCAGCACGCGGCGCCGGCGCAGACTCAGTATGTGCTTCCGGAGAAGTATACCGCCGAGTACATGAAGCCGCAGACAGATGCGGCGCGCTTGCTCGCCGAGACGTACGGAGTATCGACCGACAGCATAGAGAACAGCAGGACGCAGCGCAACGCATTGGACTATGAGCAGAAGTATGCAGACATGAGCTTCGGGGAGAGAATGCTGCATAACATACCGATCACAGCGGCAAACTATATGCTTGATGTGTCCAGTGCCGGATTAACCGAGGCGGATGCACTGACCGGGGGAAAGCTTGGACGCGGAGAACTCGGGAACGCATCGTCTGTATATTCACTGCTGAACTTTGCGCAGAACGCAGGGAGCGGGCTGACTGCTGAAGCGTTCGGCGTGATGAGAGACAGCAGCAACTGGCTCGGTAAGCTGGTGCTCGACCTCGAAAAGACCGGCGTTGAGCAGACCATGGATCGCGCGCTGGGAGCGGGAGCAGGCAGCCTTGCCATGATGGGCATACGTGTGTTCGGCTCCGGCGCACAGGAAGCAGAGGACAAGGGCGAGAGCCTCGGCAAGCAGATAGTGACCGGCTTTACCCGCGGTGGTATCGAGGTCGCGACTGAATTGATGGGCGGCGTCGGCGGTTCATGGAGGGGCACAGGCTACGGCGACGGGGTGCTCAAATCACTGAACAGCTGGGTGTCTTCTAAGACGGGCAGCGAATTACTCGGTACTCTCACCGAGGCATTCACCGGCGAGGCCATAGAGGAAATGATGTCGGATGTCCTCAATCCGCTGGCGGATAGAATATTCAACATCAGTGACGGCGACCAGACATTCTGGCAGGAAGTATGGGGCGACGGGCAGATACTTTATGACGGCCTGCTCGGCGGCCTTGCAGGCATGGGCGGCGGTGTGCAGACCCATGTCGGGAACTGGATGCAGGCAAAGAACCTGGGCACTGACATTGCCACATACAAGGCGGCACAGCGTATCGCTGAAAGTGAGAACCTGCGCAAGAAGTTCGAGGAGTACACCGGGGATAAGCTGGACAGTGATACCGACAACGCAATCACTCAGATTGCAATTGCCATTACCAATGCGGCAGACACGGCGGGGCAGGCAACCAATGCACGTGACGTAGAGCGGGACATCGAGACCGGCGGCACACTCTATCGCACAGCTGCGGCAGATGAGCAGACAGATTCATCTGCACCGGTCAACACGCAGACGCAGAGCACACCGGCAGCGCGGACCAATGCGGAGACAGGTGCACAGGCCACGGCGCAGCAGGCGCGGCCTGCGGGCACGATGGAGGCCATCTACAAGGGACAGGTCGGCGACGTGGTGTCACTCACCAAGACTGCCAACGGCTGGGCGGCGACGATAGTACAGCCGAACGGCGAGCGGGTGAACGTGACGGAGAGACAGGCAGTGTTCGATCAGGGCACGCAGGAACTGCTCGACACTTTCCGCCCATATGACTATGCAGATGAAATGCTCAAGACCTATGCACAGTCTGAGGAGCAGACAAGCCCGACGACCTACGCATTGGCGTTCAGCACAGTAGCGGATATCTACGGCAAGTCCACATCCCTCACCAAGCAGCAGGCGCAGGAGGCGAGCAGGAGAGACGGCGGAGCTGCGGCGATCCTCACGGACGAACAGTTCAGCCGCGCCTTTGACGCCGGGCGCAACAGCAAGGACAGCAACATACAGAACAGCGTCACGCGCAAGAGCAGCAAGGGCGCCGTAAGTTTTAAGGGCGTGCAGTACCAGGGCATGACATACCGGGCAGCGACCAAGAACATGGTGAGCGACGCGGAACTGAGCGTACTCAAGACCATGTCCAAGGCCGTGGGGGTGGACATGGTGCTGTACCAGTCCGAGGAGCAGAACGGCGAATACCAGGGTGCGAACGGATTCTACCGCAACGGGACAATGTACCTTGATGTACACGCCGGGGCGAACAAGACGACAGAGCAGTCCGCCATACTGCTGACCGCCGCACACGAGCTGACGCATTACCTCAGAGAGAACAACGCCATGGCATACGTAGGACTGCGCGACTTTGTGACGAACCATCTCATAGAGAGCGGGACGGACATAGAGACGCTGGCGCAGAGGAAGATAGACCGCGAGGGCGGGGCAATCTCCATGGAGGATGCAGCCGAAGAGGTCATAGCCGACAGCTGCGAGATGATGCTTGAGAACACACAGGTGCCGCAGATGATGGCAAAAGAAAACCCCGGTCTGTTTGTACAGATCAGGGAATGGCTTGCCGAGTTCGCGGCCAAGCTGCGCCGGGCGTTTGAGGGAGTGCAGGCACGGAGCACCGAGGCACAGGCCATGATGCAGTACGCCGAGGAGCTTCAGCGGATGTGGGACAACGCACTTGCCGGCGCCGCGCAGAACGTGCGCAACAACGCACAGACCAAGGCTGATAACGCGAACCGCAGTTCTGAAAACAAAAAAGGCAAGGCATCCTACGGCGGACGCAATGCAAAGACTGCAAACCTTGACGCGCTTGCCAGGGCGGAACAGATGGAGGAGCGGGATACCGACGCGGAAACAATACGCCGAGAAACCGGCTGGTTCAGGGGAATGGACGGCAAGTGGCGCTTCGAGATCGACGACAGTGGTATGCAGTTCCGCCAGGACGGAGACGCACAACTGCTGAAAGAAGAGGGATACCGAAGACTGCAACAGCTGACAGAGAAGTGGAGCGCGGAGATCAACGGCGGAGCGAAACTGTCTGAATCAGAGAGACAGGAAATGTCGCGGCTGGAAAAGGAATACGGAGACGCTGTATGGGAAGAGAAGTACCGACTCCGTGACTTCGTGAAACACGACGAACTGTTTGAGGCATACCCATACCTGAACCGGGTGAACATAGCATTTGACAGTCTCCCTGATGGAAACATGGGATACTTTAGCCCACGAGACCTAACCATCGTGCTTAGTGACAACCTGCTCGGAAAAGAAGCTGATGTAGTGCTGCATGAGATACAGCATGTCATACAGAAACGGGAAGGCTTCACGGATGGGGCGAGCCCGTCATACTGGAACACACAGCTTGAGAACGGGTACGATACCAGAACGAGAAGCCAGAGACGACGCGCAGCGGAACTACGCAACGAGCTTGAGAGCATCAGCGTAAACGAACCGGAGTTCTTCCGGGACATGACAGATTTGGAAGGCATGACGCCAACGGTGCCGCGTGGGAAAGTCAACTGGGATACGCTGGAGCAGATCGAGGAAGACCCGGTGGAATGGCAGGAGTACGATGCAAGGCGCGAGGCCCTTGAAGAGAAGTACGGAGACTTGAAGGTGTTCGACTTCGGCGAGCTGATGTATAGATACCACGAAGCAGAGAAGTACCCAGACAGGACACCGAGAGACTTGTATTACAACACGGCAGGGGAAATCGAAGCACGAGATGTTGAAGCTCGCCGCACACTGACAGCCGAAGAGCGCCGCGCCAAGAAGCCAAAGGGAGCTGACGACGACACAGTCTTTGCTAACAGGGTAGGGGTTTCATACAGCAAAAATAGTGATTCAGACAACAGCACGATCAAAAACCAGATAAAAAACAATCTGGATAAACTGAATGACATGGAACCTGCTGCAACAATAAGTGCATCGAATCTGCCTAAAGGCGGCAGAAACATTCGCGACTGGGCTGTAAACATCCTAAAGAATACAGGATACAAGGTTGAACGAATGGGCTTTGGCGTCATTGAATTTACGCCGAAGCACATAGCAGAAGGAATAAAGTATCTCAGCGAAGATGCAGAGGTAGCCGCTTTTTCTGCATTGCCAAAAGTATTAAAACGAGGCATTGTAATTGACTCACATGAGAAGCACAAGGGAAACCTTAGAGATTCTGTGACGATAGCTGCACCTGTGATTATAAATGGCGTACGCGGCAATATGGCGGTGGCAATCACTGTCACTACCAAGAACCATTACCATGTTCACAGAGTATTGATGCCGGACGGATCAAAGTTCACATTTGATGTGGGAAAGAAAAAGACAGAGTCTACAATGTACTCCGCGGTGAATACCGGTGAAGAGACGAAAGACTCTGCCTATGAATCCAAGATATCACAACCCACCGGAGAAGTCAAGGGGAAATCGTCGATGCGTGAGCGGGATGAAGACTTACAGAAGAAGTACCCGAAGCTTAACCTGAACGAGGATATTTCTGAACTTGACGGAGTACCGGCAGTTGAACTCACGGACGGAAGTGTACTACCGATACTGGACAGAGACAGATACCCGACGCATGTCTCGTTCATAGAGGGAAACAGAATCGACGTAGACGACCTGCGCAGCGGCGGGGGGATAGGCGATGGGGGATACGACCCATCGTTCACCAGCGACACAGCGAGGTACATAGAACGCAAGAAAGCTGGAAAGCGTGTGGCTGAACTGAGGGGCGTACCGTTCAATCAGTTCGAAGACGACGGCAAATCTTCCATGCGCGACAACACCACGGACGACACGGCGGCGGAGCGCAAGGGCAGGCAGGAGAGCTATGCAAACCTCCGGGCAGAGAACGCCAAGCTCCGCGAGCAGCTGGATTACTGGAAGGGACAGACCAAGCTCACCAAGGAGAAGACGGTACGCAAGGCGGACGTCGACGCATACGCAAAGCGCCTGACTGAGCAGCTGCACAACCCCAAGGCACGGGAGCAGGTAGCCGATGAGATCAAGCGGATGGGCGACTACATCGTGCAGACGCCGGGCAGCGAGCTGAGTTACAACGAGGTCAAGGACTATGCGCTTGTCTTGGCAGACTTCATCCTTCAGGATTCAGAGACGGTCATTGACGACAGCCAGACGGAATCATTGCAGCAACTGTACGGCTATCTCAAAGACAACAAGCTCAAGATAACGGACGACACGTTCAATGATCTTCCCGAGGGCTGGGTACGCCAGCACCGCGGCAGGATCAAGCTGAGCGAGGACGGGCTTGATGTAGACACGGCATGGGGCGAGCTTCAGGAGAAGTTCGGCGAGGGTATGTTCCCCTCGGACATCACGGCACAGGCGGACATGCTCATGCATATAGCTGACACGATCGAGGCGATGAAGCCCACATACGGTAATCCTTTTGCCGGGTACATGGGCGAGATGCGCGAGGCCGTGGCACAGGACATACTCGACACTGTGCTCAGTGATGAGATACGGCAGACAGCCATGACCGCAGCAGACAGGGCACAGGCGCGGCTCGACAAGCGCATAGCGCAGGACACGGCACGCTACAACGCGCTGCGTGATGCGAAGAACGCGAGGATAGAGCAAGTGTATCAGGAGGGCGTAGCACGCCGCCAAGAGGCTATAGCGAAAGAGAAAGCGGCCAAGTGGGCAAAGGTAGCGGAGACGAAGCAGTACTACCAGAACATGGCGCAGCAGGCGGCAGAGCGCAGAAGAGAAAGCGCAGACATCAAGAAGTACCGGGACAGAGTAGCGGCGACGGCTGAACAGCTGAGCGACTGGCTGCTCAAGAACAGCGACAAGGAGCACGTGCCCGAAGCACTCAAGCAGGTAGTCGGCGAGTTCCTGAGCACGATAGACTTCTCATCCAAGAGCAGACTGCAAGGCGGAGAGGACACATACAACGACAGGCAGTTCCTCCAGCGGCTTGACAAGCTTGAGCAGATGCTGCGCAACCAGCGTGATTACCTCAACAGCGCAGACAACGAGAATGCAAGAGAGGATACGCTGGACATGTACCTTGACCTGCCTGCGGAAATACTCGACGAACTGCGGAGTATCCAGAGCGAGGTAACGAGACTGACGACCAGAGACGGCGGGTACACCATCAACCAAATGCCGGCCAGAGAACTGCGCAGACTGGACGCGGTGCTCACAGCGATATCACACAGCATACGCAAGGCGAACACGCTATTCTCAAACGCACAGTTCAATAGCGTGCAGCAGGTGGCACAGACAACGATCACCGAAATGGACAGGCTCGGAGCACAGACGAAGGAGACGACCGGAGCGGGACGCTTCTTCCAGTGGGATAATGCCACGCCGTACTACGCATTCAAGAAGCTTGGTACCGGCGCGCGGTCGATCTTCAAGGGACTGATGCAGGGCTGGGACAAGATGGCGTTCAACTCCAAGGAGATCATAGACTTCACCAATAAGCTGTACACTGCCAAGGAGGCGCGAGAGTGGCAGGAGAAAGTACACAACGTCAGGATAGGGAACAACACCGTGCAGATCACAACGGCGCAGCTTATGAGCCTGCACTGCCTCGTGAAGCGCACACAGGCAATGCAGCATATTATGGGCGGCGGCTTCAAGGTGAGCGTAATAAAGCAGAGCGGGATAGGCAAAGGCAACATTGCACAGACAAAGCAGTACAAGCCCACGCTCGACGAACTGGCAATGCTTGACGGATTGCTCACAGACCGGCAGCGCAAGGTGGCCGATGAGCTTCAGAAGTTCATGGTTGATGTATGCGGCGAGTGGGGCAACGAGGTCAGTATGAAGCGCTTCGGGTACAGAGCATTTGGAGAAGCAAACTATTTCCCGATAGTCTCCGACTCGAACGTACTGAAGGCGGTCGACCCGGAGGCAAAAGCAAATGACATGTTCCGCCTGCTGAATATGTCAGCGACCAAGAGCCTGAACGTGAAAGCGAACAATGCGCTGGTGGTCAGCGACATCTTCGAGGTATTCACGAATCACTCGGCAGACATGGCGAAGTACAACGCGCTTGCCCTGCCGCTGCTCGATGCGATCAAGTGGTACAACTACAAGGAGTCCACCAAGACGGCAAGCGGCAGAGTGTTCACCAACACGGTACAGCTCTCGCTTGAGACGGCATACGGGAACGCAGCCAAGGCATACATAACGAAGTTCATTAAAGACCTGAACGGCGTACGCGAGGGCGGCACGAGTCAGAGTGACAAGCTTGCAAAGCGTATGGTATCCCGGTACAAGGCGGCAGCTGTCGGCGCAAATATCCGAGTAGCGATACAGCAGCCGACGGCATATGTCCGTGCGGCTATGGCGATAGACCCTAAATACCTTGCTGCCGCACTCAAGCCCGGCGGGCACAAGGCGTCTACCGAGGAAATGGAGAAGTACAGCGGCATTGCGACATGGAAAGGACTGGGCTTTGTCAGTACAGACATAGGACGCAGCATGAGATCACAGATCATGCACACTGAAAGCTGGGTCGATTCGGTCACCGACAAGACGATGATACTTGCGGAGAAAGGCGATAGTGTGACATGGTCCGCGCTCTGGCGTGCCTGTAAGCTGGAGACAAAGGACAGAACCGGACTTCGCGGCGAGGAACTGAACAAGGCGACGGCGGACAGGTTCCAAGAGGTCGTATACCAGACGCAGGTGGTCGACGCAACCATGACGCGCAGCCAAGCGATGCGCTCACAGGGGACGATGGAGGCAATCACAACGTCGTTCATGGCTGAACCTACACTGAGCTATAACCTCATGCTGGATGCATATGCAGAGTATCAGGCAGAGGCGCGGCGCACTGGCAACAAAGCCGCAGCATTGCAGCACAGCAAGGGGAAGCTTGCGAAGACCATAGCCATATATGCAGCATCCGGCATCGGCACGCTGATAGCTTCGTCGTTCTGGGATGCATTCAGAGACGACGACGAGTACGAGACATTCCTCCAGAAGTGGGCGCAGGCGTTCTTCGGCGAGGCGGAAGACAAGTGGTACGAAAAGCCGCTGCTTCAGGAACTGTTCTTGCTGAACAAGCTGCCGGGTGCAAAGGACATTATATCTCTGCTGACCGGCGACGATGTCAGCCGTATGGATCTGGAAGGCGCAAAGAATCTCATAAAGGCAGTGCGCATTATGGGCGAGTGCCTGAAGCTCGCGACCGGAACGCTTGAGGAGCAGGACGCACAGTACGGCAACATGACGGGCTACGGCAAGCTTGCGAACATCCTCAAAGGCATATCGCAGTTCACCGGCCTGCCGCTGTATAACTTCACACGCGACATGGCGGCGATCTGGAACACGACGCTCTCCAATGTGACTGGCGTGAAGCTCACGGTGTATAAGCCGAACAGCAAGCGCGAGATCAAGAATGCATATGTCAACGGGATTATGACTGATGAACAGGCGATGAATGAGCTTGTGAAGCAGGGCGCAGCCGACGATGCGGATCAGGCGTTCTGGATCATCAACGACTGGAACGGCGACGGGAGCAGCAGCGATAAGATGTCAGAGATATATGACGCTGTTCGAGCGGGCAACACCGAGACATACGAAGCGCTGGTCAAGGAGCTGACGGATCACGGCGTATTTGAAACCAAGATACAGAACGATGTGAAGAACCAAATACGCGACTGGTACCAGGGCGGAGACACAACACAGGCAACGATCTCGAAGCAGGACGCGCTCGACCTGCTCCAGAAGTACGGCGGCAAGACGGAGAAGGCGGCGGACACTCTTGTAGAACAGTGGACGTGCGAGAAAGTCACAGGCATATCGTACTGGAATATCGGCGACGAATATATCAACGGCAATATTAGTGAAGCCCGGGCGCTTGAGCTTCAGGCAAAGTACGGCTACGGAGATGTGACGAAGCAGACGGCGGCGGAAATCGCAAGCAATCAGGAGACGGCTCACAACAAACTGATGCAGTGGAAGCTTGAGAAAGAGACCGGAATCTCGGCGGGCGGTGATAGCTTCACGGGTATCAGGGATGCGTACAACGCAGGCGTGATCAGCAAGCAGGAAGTGTATGACTACCGCATCAAGTACGCCGGAGACACACCGGAGCAGGCAGCAAACACTGCATACCGCTATGAGTGGATCGGCGGCGACACGCGGATGAACTCTGTCACCGGCAACCAGGCACACCGCTATGACGACTATGTTGCGGCAAGCGGCATGAGCAAGATAGATTACTGGAACGCCATTAACGGTCACGGAGCAAGCAGCTTCCCGGCAGACCTTGTTGAAGGGAGCAAGACGCGCTATGTAAAGAATAGTAAGCGAGACAAGATATGGGATTACGTAGACAGTCTTGACCTTACGCCGAAGCAGAAGGACGCACTGGCCACAGCCTACGCATACGACGTGAACGCAGACGTAAAATCCACATCGGCATACTTCGACTTCAAAGAAGCCCCGTGGAACAATTGACCACCAGCGGAATCTCCCCGAAAAGTTTTCGGGGAGATTTTAATTTTCCTACAAAAAGTGCCGTAGAGAAAAACGAGCGGGCTTGTTTATAATAATGGCAGGATGACAAAGGCGGTCGCTCCGCCGGGCACGAGCCGAAACAAAGCAGAAAATTATGGAGGCATCCGCAATGAAAAATCTTAATTGGCTCCAGTTCTTCGCCGAGGGAGGCGCACCCGCGGGCGATGGAGACGGCGGAGCCACAGCGGGCGAAACCGGATCACCTGCCGCCGCCGGGCAGGAAAGCGAACAGAGCACTCTGGAGAAGTTGGGTGTGCCCAAAGACAAGGCAGCAAAATTCGCAGCGTCGATGAAGCGCCGCGGGATGGAGACGAAGGGACAGACGCAGGCCGTCGACCCGGTGACATCCTCGGATGCTCCCGACAGCGGGGCCGCGTCCGTGCAGCCTAAGTCCACATGGGACGACATACTCAAAGACCCGGAGTATAAAAAGGCGTTTGACGAACAGGTGCAGGGCATCATACAGAAGCGTTTCAGATCAACGATGGAGCGGGAGCAGAGATACGACGAACTGAACCCGGCGCTTGAGATGCTGGCCAAGAAGTACGGCAAGGACATCGGCGACTTCAAGGGGCTGGCACAGGCCATAGTTGACGACGACAGTTTGTATGAAGCAAAGGCTGCGACTATGGGCGTAGACGTCAAGACTGCAAAGGAACTAACGCAGAACGAGATCGAGCTGACCAAGCTCCGCGACTTCAGGGAAAACAACATCAGGGCACAGCAGGCCCGTGACCACATGGACAGGCTGAACGCGCAGGCAAACGAGCTTCGCGCAGAGTTCCCGGACTTCAATCTTGAGCGGGAGATGCAGAACGATACATTCGTTAGGCTGACCGCACCGAACTCCGGCCTGTCAGTAAAGGATGCGTTCTACGCGATCCATCACAAGGAGATCGAAGCAGCAAGACAGCAGAAGCTCACACAGCAGGCCATGGCCGCTGCTACGGCGTCTGTACGCGCGGGGCAGAGCAGACCCAAGGAGAACGGAAGCACTACCCCGGCGACGATCACACGCGTCCCTCCGGCGCAGAGAAGCAAAGCAGAAAGAGAAGAATTAAAACGCCGCATCAATGCTGCGGCGGCGAACGGGAAGAAGCTGCCGATAGACTTCTGACTTCTTCCCGACAGTAAGGAAGGAGAACAACATGAATAACATTGATTGGCTTCAGTACTTCGCAGACGCGGGTACTGTCGTAAATGCAACCGGCAACTACGTCAACGCTTACGAGGGCACGACCGAAGCGTTCAGCGGCAAGAACGACCTGAGCGCAGAGCTCAAGGCGTTCTATGACACGGAGCTGCTGGAGAACGCGCGCACCGAACTGTTCTATGCACAGTTCGCAAAGCGTCAGCCGCTGCCCGCAAACCACAAGGGCAGCGTCGAGTGGCGCAAGTGGAACACCTTTGCGAAGGCGTCCAAGCTCACCGAGGGCGTTATCCCCACCGGCCAGAAGTTCGGCCTGTCCAAGATCACCGGATCGATAGACCAGTACGGTACATACACCTCGATCACCGACAAGCTGGAGCTGCGCGCTTACGATGATATCATTCTCGGCGCGACCGAGGAGATGGGCGCGTCCGCTGCCGAGACTCAGGAGACCCTCATCCGTGACGCGCTGCTTGTCGGCACCAACGTCATGTACTGCGACAACATCGACAAGGACACCGGCAAGGTAATCAGCACGCCCACCAGCTGTGCGACTATGGGAGCGGGCGGCAGCACTGCCGGTAGCGGCGGCGCCGCGACTCCGCACGGCTGGGCACTGCTGACCGCAGCGATGATTAACAAGGCCGTGACCATCATGAAGAAGAACCGCGTGCCCAAGATCAACAACTATTACTACGCGGTCATTCATCCGTCCGTGGCGCACGACCTGAGACAGGACGAGGGCTGGATTGAGGCACACAAGTACGCCGCTCCCGACGAGCTTTTCAACGGCGAGATCGGCGAACTGCACGGCGTGCGCTTCATTGAGAACACCTTTGCTCCCATACTCGGCAAGCAGGGTACGCAGGCTGCACAGGATGATGCGTATGTCAACCAGGAAAGAGGCCGCACCTATGCGACGTATTTCTTCGGCAAGGACAGTTTCGGCATCATCGACCCCGAAGGCGGCGCACTGGAGATGATCGTCCATGACAAGAGCGAGATCGGCGGCCCGCTGAACCAGTTCAGCACCATCGGCTACAAGTTCGAGACCAACGGCGCGACCATCCTTTACCCGGAGCGTCTGCTCCGCGTGATGAGCGTATCAAGCTTCAGCGCAACCGACGAAGTTAACTAAGCAACGGAGGGGGCACGCAGAAGCGAAGCCCCCTCTCTTCTGACGGAAGGAGAATTACAATGGCTAAGGTAAACAAAGTAAAAATCAAAATCCCCAAGCTCAGCGCGAACGACGACCCAAATTTCCTTATTGCGGTAAACGGCGTGAACTACCTTATCCCGAAGGGGAAAGAGGTAGAGGTGCCGGACTTCGTGAAGGAGGAATACGAGCGCAGCGAAGCGGCGCGCGAGGCGTTCTATGAAACGGTAGCAACAATGTCCACCAAGGACGGAAAGGAATAAGCGGCAGGCATTACCTGCCGCTTGTTTGGGATTAAGCCATGAAAGCGATGGACATCATCGACCGGCTGGACGGGCTGGAGCCGAACCAGTACAGCCCGGAGCAGAAGCTGCGGTGGCTGTCGATACTGGACGGGAAGATATACGAGGAGGTACTGCGCCCGAGGGAGACGGAGCCCAAGGGCTTCACGGAGTACGTCAACGGCAATGAGGAGCTGCTGGTGCCGTTTCCCTACGGGGATGACGTGTACCTCAACTATCTTCAGGCAATGGTCGCGCTGGAGAACGCGGAGACGCAGCGATACAACAAGCGCCTGCAGTTTTTCAACAACGCCTACGCCGAGTACCAGAACTGGTACAACAGGAACCACAGTATGTCCGCCGTGACGGACGGAGGAGTGCGCAGGCACTTTGTGTTTTAGGAGGGGATAGATATGCCGCTGCTGCCGACACTGGACTATGAATACACGGACAGAGAAGTGACGGACACCTTTGCGGGCTATAACCACAAGCTCAAGATAGGCGCGGGGGAGTTCTACGACACGGAGAACCTGACGAGCGCATACTACCCGCTACTGGCCGAGAGGAAGAAGCGCGGCCTTGTGAAGCAGCTCACGGCTCCTGGCGGGCTGCTCGGCAAGGAGGAGCTTGCTTATGTGGATAACGGGACGCTCTGGTATAACGGAGAGCCCACGGCGCTGACAGGGCTCACGGCGGGCGAAAAGCAGCTTGTGAGCATGGGGGCATACATCTGCGTGTTCCCGGACAAGAAATACTATAATACCGCCGACGCCGGCGATCACGGGAGCATGGAGGCATATTACACCTCGACCGGCACGGTGAAGTACACGATGTGCCGGGCGGACGGCACGGAGTACGCAAAGCCGACAGTCTCGGCGGCAGCGCCCGAGGAACCGGAGAACGCGGCGCTGTGGATAGATACCTCGCAGGAGAAGCACGTGCTCAAGCAGTGGAGCAGCGCAACGCAGGAGTGGGTATCGGTGCCGACGGTGTACACGAGGGTACAGTTCATATCCGAGGGCGAGCTGCCGGGGCTCTTCAGTGTATACGACGGGGTGGAGATATCCGGGGCGGGCGTCGAGGACGTGAACGGGACGAAGGTCATATACGCCATAGGCGGGAGCGAGACTGTGCTGGACTACATAGTCGTTACCGGACTCCTCGAAGCGGCGTATGAGCAGACGACGGGCACGGTCAGCATAAAGCGCACGGTGCCGCAGATGGACTACATCTGTGAGAGTCAGAACAGGCTATGGGGCTGCTATTACGGAAACGACGGGGAGCAGAGCCTCAACGAAATATACTGCTGTGCGCTCGGCGACTTCAAGAACTGGCGGCAGTACATGGGACTGAGCACGGACTCATGGACGGCCTCGGTCGGATCTGACGGGCCGTGGACAGGCGCGGTGAATTACCTTGGCTACCCCACCTTCTTCAAGGAGGACAGGATACACCGCGTGTCCATATCCGCATACGGGGCGCACCAGATAAGCGAGACGGCCTGCCGCGGCGTGCAGAAAGGCAGCGGGAAGAGCCTTGTGGTCGTAAACGAGACGCTGCTGTATAAATCACGGTCGGATATATGCGCGTACCAGGGAGGCTTTCCGAGCAGCATATCCGACGCGCTGGGCGAGGAACTGTACTCCGACGCCGCGGCAGGAGCGATACGCGACAGGTACTACATATCCATGAAGAACAGCGAGGGTGAATACCAGCTCTTCGTATACGACATGGGAAAACGCCTGTGGATGCGCGAGGACAGCTTGGGGGTCGACAGCTTCGCGCGGGTGGGCGATGAGCTGTATGCAATATCCGGTAAGCTTCTCTACGCACTCCAGGGCACAGTGGGGGAACCGGAGCCGTTTGTCAGCTGGAGAGCGGAGACGGGGATACTGTACTACCAGTACCCGGACAAGAAATATATCTCGCGCTTCAACATACGCGCGCAGATGGAGGAGGGCGCGGAGATGGATGTATACATCCAGTACGACTCCTCGGGCGTATGGGAGCGCAAGGGCAGGATAAAGCTCAAGGGGACGAACACGGTGACGGTGCCCATAAGGCCGCGGCGCTGCGACCACATGAGGATCAGGCTCGAGGGCAAGGGGATGTTCCGGCTGTTCTCCGTGGCAAAGATAATATCTTTCGGGAGTGATATGTGATGGAAGTATTTGAATACCCCCCGATACTCACGGGGAGCGTTGAGGAGCAGCTGGCGCAGCTGCGGGATTATCTGGTGCGCCTGACGCAGAAGCTCAACGAGAGACAGGAGGGCGGATCGGCATGATGGAGTTTTATGTGAGCGGCCAGAGCCTGAAGATGTTCACGCCGGTAATAGCGGCGGACAGCCTGAAGTACCTGACGGCGCAGTTTCATTTCACCGGTGATGAATGGGACGGCTATACGCGCTGGGCACACTTCCGCAGGGGAGAGACGGTATACGACATAGAGCTTGATGAGAATGACCGCATCACCGAGAAGGATGCGCTGAACCTCACAACAGGCGAATGGGAGATATACCTGACGGGCACAAAGGACACGGCGAGGCTGACGACAGTCGTGGTCGTGCTGACGGTGAAGGAGAGCGGACTTGTGGACGCGCCGCTGCACGTGCTGCCGCAGAGCGTGGCGGAGCAGATAGACGCGAAGGCCGCGCAGGCGCTTCTGACGGCGCAGGCGGTAAAGGCTGCGGCGGATGCCGGGAAGTTCAACGGCAAGGACGGAAAGAGCTTCGAGATAAAGGGCTATTACGCATCGACTGCTGCGCTGGAGGAGGGAGTACCGGAGCCGGCGCCGGGCGACGCCTACTGCGTGGGAAGTGCCGCACCATACGACGTGTACATCTACGACGGAGTAAGCGGCGAGTGGATCAACAACGGCACGATACAGGGCGCGAAAGGCGACACAGGCGCGGCAGGCACGACCTTTACCCCGCACCTTGACGGCAATGGAAATCTGAGCTGGACGAACGACGGCGGATTAGATAACCCAGAGACGCAGAACATACGCGGCGCTAAGGGAGACAAGGGCGAGACGGGAGCCGCAGGCAAGAGCGCATACGCCGCGGCGGTCGAGGCCGGGTACACAGGGACGGAGGCGACGTTCTACGCGGCGCTGACGGCGATGCCCTACCACAACGCGCGGCATCTGCCGGACGGGGCAGACCCGATAACAGTAAAGGCAGGGAACATTGAAGCCTCGGCAGTTGAGACGGCGAAGATAAAGGATAAGGCCGTGACGATGGCGAAGCTTGCAGACCATGCGGTATCGGTCGATTACACGGTAACGCTCGACACAACGTGGAGCGGTGACGCTGCCCCGTACACCAAGGAGCAGACGATAAACGGCATTCTGGCAGCAGATGCGCCGCTCATTGACCTCGCACCGTCGGCGACCTTCACGGACGCGGAGAAGCAGGCGGACGCATGGGCGCTCATTTACCGCGCGGTGACGGCGGCGAACAAGATAACGTTCTACGCCAAGGCAAAGCCGACAGTCTCGATACCCTTGCAGATACGCTGCATAAGAAAGTGAGGGGAAAGGAATGGGCGAAGCATTCATAACACGCCGGGGCGGGGGAACACCCTACGCGGCCATCGGAGTGACATACCCCTCGGGGAGCGTCTGCACCTGTTCAAATGGCAGCGTGACGCTGACAGCGAAGGATACCACCGGCAAGGCGCTGTTCGTTATCCCCTCCGCCGGGACGTGGACGGTCAAGGCGGTCAGCGGCAGCAAGAGCACGAGCAAAGCGGTATCGATAACTGCCGAGGGACAGGTCGAGACCGTGGAGCTGGTATACGAGCTGTACATCTTCAAAAGCGGCTCGGGGCTGACATCTGGGTATTCAATCGAGGCCATCAGCAATAACATAACTTCTGCACCGACGGTTTCAAGCGACGCAATCAGCTGGTCTGGCAGCTCCAGCAGCGGCGGTATATCGATGTATATCAAACCCGCTGTTGCGTTGAATAATTACACGAAACTGTGTGTCGATTTTGAGTGCTCATACAACTACGGCGGGAACTACGGCATGGGATTTGGCGTTGGCACAGATGCCGCGTCTGCCAGCATGATCACTAATACTAACTGGACTGCCAAAGTTACCAGCACAGCGCAGGGCGCAATTGCCCGGAATACGGTGCAGTGCGATATATCGGCGCTGACAGACTCGGAGTACATTAAAGTCGTAGGATCATATTCTGCCGGCAAAATCTATAACATCTGGCTTGAATGAGGGGGCGCAGCATGACAATCTACATAGACAGCGATTATAAGTGTTACGTCTCCGCATCTGACGGACGCAGAGCAATTGAGGTTAACGACTTCAATGGCAAATGCCCGGAATGGATAGAAAGTTACCGCTTCGTCCCCGAGGGCGAGACATGGACGCGCGAGGACGGAGAGGTGTTCACGAACATGGCAGCGCCGTGGAA